CATATGTTAACTCTTTTTTCCACAGATAGCAACTGTGAGATGTGTAGAATGTTTCGGCGGTCATTTGTAACAGATCACAAATCTGCCCAGACAATTCCGGCAAGCACAAAAACAGCTACATTCAGACAGATGCCATTCCCCCAAAGGCGGTACTCTGCTGCATCACGATATGGATCTTGCAGCCATTTCTGTACCATCTTTCGACTTTTGGGACGGCTCTCCGGTTTTACCGCTTTTCGGTATTCTTCAAAAATAGCTGCCCATCGGTCGATTTCTTCTTCTGTAGGATTTTCCGATGCCAGGTCACTGCACCATTGATCCGGAAATCCCTGCAGTCTTGCACATTCCTGCGGTGTCAGTCTACGAACCGCATAACCGCTGGAAACGATGCTGGGGTCTTTGTGGTCCCGTGCCAGCAGTGTAGGGGTCGTTTCCCGAAATGCACCGCTGAAATTTCCCGTAGAAGCAGCATACACTGCATGATGGTCAGTGGCATTCAAAGTGAAAGCGACCTCTTTGTTGACACCGCCGCCCTGCGGTCCGTTTTGGTCAGACCGACCGATCATTGAACCCTGCAAAGCATAACTTTCCAGCACAGCAATACCGCCTTGGTTTTTTGCTGGTGACTGGTCGCTGGTGTCCAAAGTACGGGCAGTGTCTGCCTCATAAATGCCGCTGTGCGGATTACCGGAAAGCATGGCATTGCTGGAAAAGGAACTGATACCGTATGCTTTCGGCTGAAATACAGTCTGGTCATTGTTGCAGGACAGCGTAGCAGATTTGTTTTCCTGTATCAGACTGCCTTTTCCACCGCCGGCTTTTCCGCAGCGAATCTTCAGTGTTTTTGGTGTATCCATCAGCAGCGGAACATTTCCGCCGCCTGTTCCGCATCTGGAAGTCAGTGTCTGTACTTTTCCGTTCTCAGAGATCTGAAGCCGGCTGTCAGTAGGATGATTTTCCAGTACACAAGGCGGATGATGGGCTTCTGCCCGAAGGGTGACAGTGCGTTCTTTCAGAATGTCTATGCGTTCTCCGCCCTGGTCACATAAGCACAAGCCTGCCGTTCCAAAGCCGTCCGCAGCACTTCCGGCAGTTCTTTGCCACGCACGGAGGCTCTCCGCAGAATACCCTGACAAGCCTTCGGACTCAAATAGTATTTTTCCGGCACTTGCTCCGTCAAAATCTGCGACAAGAAAGATCCGTTTTCTTCGCTGGGGCACTTTGCCCAGCCCTTTTGTCAGCTTCGCTGACATTTCCCCACATCGTGGGGAATCACCCAGTATTGTGCATCAAGAACTCGCCATGCAAGGGAATAGGATTCTGCCAGAATCTCTCCGGCTTTTGTCCATTTTCCCGCAGGTCGAGGAATTGAAATGCTGCTGTCTTTGACCGAACAGATGGCTTCGAGGACACAGCGGAAATCTTCTCCGCCGTTGGAAGAAAATGCTCCGGGGACGTTTTCCCAGACGATGTATCTTGGATATTTGCCATTGCTTGCACACCTCATTTCTCGGATGATACGGATTGCTTCGTGAAACAGAGAAGAACGGCTGCCGTTCAGACCGGTTCGATTTCCGGCGATGCTCATATCCTGGCATGGACTGCCAAAGGTGATGATGTCCACAGGCGGCAGCTTTGCACCATGCAGTCCGCTGATATTGCCGAAGTGTTGTACCTGCGGCAGTCGTTTTTCTGTCACACGAATGGCAAACGGTTCAATTTCAGAAGACCAGACAGGCACAATGCCTGCCAGCAGTCCGGCAAGCGGAAAACCGCCGCTACCGTCAAAGAGGCTGCCAAGGGTGAGCGGTTTATTCATCAGGCTTTTCCACCTCTTTCACCAGTTCAGAGTATGCAATCTGCTTCCCATCCCGCACAACATATACACCATCGGCATTTCCCGTATCTTCCACATATCTGCGAAGAATAACGGATGCGTACTTTTCATCCAGTTCCATTGTGTAACAGATTCGGTTCATCTGTTCGCAAGCCATCAGCGTTGAACCGCTGCCGCCAAAGGTGTCCATTACCACGCCATTTTCCTGTGTAGAATTGCCGATGGGATAGCCAAGCAAGTCCAGCGGTTTAGAGGTGGGGTGATTGGCGTTGCGTTTCGGCTTGTCAAAATGCCAGATGGTCGTCTGCTTACGGTCGGAATACCAGTGATGCTTGCCATTCTGCATAAAGCCATACAGCACAGGTTCATGCTGCCACTGATAATCCGAGCGTCCCAGAACAAGACTATCCTTTACCCAGATGCAGCAGCCTGCAAGATGAAATCCGGCATCAATGAATGCTTTTCTGAAATTCAGCCCTTCGGTATCTGCATGGAATACATAGGCAGAGCCGCCTTTTTCCAGATGTTCTGCCATTCGCTGAAAGGAGGACAGCAGGAATGTATAAAACTCCTCGTTCTTCATGCTGTCATTCTGAATGGTAAGTCCGCTGGCACTCTTAAACGAAACGCCATATGGGGGATCGGTCAGAATGAGATTTGCCTTGGTGTCACCCATGAGAGCAGATACATCTTCCGCAGATGTAGCATCACCGCACATCAGCTTGTGTCTGCCAACTGTCCATATATCGCCACGCTGGACAAAAGCTGCCTTTTCTAAGGCAGCGGACAGGTCAAAGTCATCCTCTTTTGCCTCGCCATCTGCATCTACACCCAATAGGTCTGTCAGTTCCTTTTCATCAAATCCGGTCATGGAAAGGTCGAAGCCGAGTTCCTGCAACTCCTGCATTTCAACGGACAGCAATTCTTCGTCCCAGCCAGCATCTAACGCCATCCGGTTGTCAGCAAGAATGTACGCTTTCTTCTGTGCTTCGGTCAGATGGTCGGCATACACACATGGCACTTCTGTAATGCCTTCTTCCTTTGCCGCCATGATGCGTCCATGTCCAGCCAGCACATTGTATTCCCGGTCGATAATGACCGGATTGACAAATCCAAACTCACGAAGGGAAGAGCGAAGTTTCAGGATCTGTTCCTTGTTGTGCGTTCTGGCATTATTCGCATAGGGTACTAACTTGTTGATGTCAACAAGCTGAAATTCTGTAGTTGTGGTCATGCTACATTCCTCCGCTTCAAAACTTTCTGTAAGCCTTTTCTGGCATCCAGCACTTTTCCGCTGACCGCCAGGTCTCGGCTGTCGCCTCGGTCGGTGCTTCTCGCTTTGCGAGAGGTTGCCACTGGCAACCCGCACCCTTTTATGGTGCGGTATTGCTGTTTGGTCATCTTCTGGCGATTGGCTTTCAGATCTCGCCAGAACTGAGTATCTGCTTTCATGTATTTCTCACTTTCTGCTGCTCAGAAGCTGTTCCATCAAATCATCCTGTGGTGTACCGTCAAATTTGGTCGTGCAGTTCTGTTTCACAATATCGAAAATCTCATACCAGAGCAAATTTGCCTGTTTCTGAAATGTCTGGCTCATCTGCACAAACGGAGAGGCGATAACGCCACCAGTGGTCGGATGCTTTCCCAGCAGTCCATAGGTACTGAGTGCTTCTTCACACTGTACAAATCGGGCGAATGCCTGCGAGTAGCTTTCCAGCAGCCGTTTGTTGACGTGCTTTTCACAGCCACGCTGTTTCAGCCAGAGCCACGTTTCTTTGTACACAATGTCTGCTCCCAGCGGTTTTCCGTTCTTCTGCTGGGCAGACAAGTATGTACTGGGGCTTGGCATATCCGCACCGGTCAAATCAGCGGCATTGTCCAGATCAGCTACATCCAATTCCGGAGCATGAAATTCCATAATATCTGCATCCTTGCCCTCTGCGATCTTGTCGGAGAGGGCTTTCGGCTTATCGCCTGCACGAACTCGTCTGCCGCCTCTTCTTGTGCCGTCCTTTGCCATCTGATTTCACCTGCCTTTTGAGAGAAAAATAGCCGAAACTGCGTAGGTTTCGGCTTGTTTGCATATTTCCGGGGTTAATCCTCCGTTTGAACCTTGGTTTTTGTGTGTGAGAGGGAACGCCGGTCTGTAAAAAATTCACAATTAGCGATTTTTATCCCCCCACCGGCAGCATTTCAGACACAATCAATACCGATAGACGGGATTTCGGTCTTCCGTCCATGTCTTGTGGTCATGGCAGGACTTGCAAAGAGCCTGCCAGTTGCTTTCATCCCACATCAGATGCGGATCACCACGGTGAGGAATGACATGGTCGACCACAGTTGCTGCTGTGAACCGTCCCTGTGCTTTGCACCGCACACACAAGGGATGCCGGCGGAGGTACGCCTTGCTGAGTCGCTGCCATCTGCTGCCGTATCCACGCTTGGCGGCAGACGGTCGGTCTGGGTGCAAGGGCTGATGCTCTGTACAGTACAAGCCGTCTGTCAGGTTGGGACAGCCGGGGTGCTTGCAGGGCTTCTTACATTTCTTCGGCACAGCAGTCACAGCCTTTGCAACTATCTGCTGTTTCTGCAGAGAGTTTTTTCAATGCTTTTTGGTATTGTTCCTTCACCCAGGCAACGCTGTCATTCAGTTCATCTGCAATGGCATCCCATGTTGCAGCGTA